GATTTTGTTCCCAATTTGGAAGTCATCGGTTGATGTTTCTGGACAATATCTCCTCATTGAGTAGCGAACAGTCCCAAAATCCTGAGAAATGACAATTAATCGGTACTTCGCAAGCCCGGAAGCACTCACGGCCCCTGCGACGAGGTAACTTCCTTGGATTAGCTCTCCTGAATCAGCTAAAATTGTCGTATCGGTGGGATTGGTGAGGATAGAACCTGCAATCCAAATCCCTGGACCATGTGTTGTCGCTGTTGCAAAGAGTCCCATTAGTCACTTCCTCGTGAGGAACCATAGATTCCTCGCTTGATTAAAGATTCTCCATCGCGTTTTGGCATTTTATCGAGTGTTGCAATGGGAATATCTACCTGCCCACGCTTCCCATCGCCTGTAATCCCACTTACTCGGTAGTATTCTCCCTTCCGGGTGATATCTGAAACCTTTGTATCGTTGACTGGGTTAGACACCGAGGGCCTCCTTTAGATCGAGAATGAATAATCTCCGACTGGTTTTCACCAAAACCCTCCCATCAGGAAGGGTACTCATCTCCATGTTATCTTCGTCTTTTGCACATTCGAAAATCGGGCGAATAATCGAAGAGTCTTGCCCAACCGGCATCATGTCAATATCAGTTTCAATTGGTTTTCTATACCGCTTCTGCATTTCTTCTTGCTCTCGAAGCGCTGCACCATCTTCACGGCTTAACTTAGCCGATGGGCCAACCGGCATTGGGCGTAACGTACCGTTACAATGATAACACAGCGGAGATTCTTTGTATGTTGAGGAATCCGGTTGCTCGCCGACTGGAATAAACATCTCCGGGGCTAACTTCATCTCTGGAGTAATCTCAATCTTCGACCGATATCTCGATTCCTGACATTGGGTGCAAACAAGTTCAATAAAAGCCATTTTGCCCTCCTTTGTAAACTATTTCTTCTTACTCATTGCCTGCGCCATAATTTGCGCCTTCTCCTTATCATCGAGTCTTTGGGAAACTTCAGACCATGCGGGCCACCCGAGCGTCTCAAGCAGCGACTTACGATCAATCGCGCCGAGTTTGAACAACATCGTGCCCAGGCGCTTTAACAACGTCTTGCTCATGATGGTCATTGATGCCGGGTCTACATAAATCGCATACTTCTCCGGGCGGTCAACCGGTCTCCAAGTCACGGGGTTGAACTCTTCCCCATCCACGGCAGGAATCACTCGCTCGGTTGTGTAGTTCATGCACATGCGAGAGAAGATCATCTCCGCTACTCTCTGCACAACTGAGTGCAACATCCTCGCGCGAAGGCGAGTGGTTGACTGACCTTGAGAAATCTCAGTCTCGGTGAGATCCGCACTCACGTTCCCGCGAGATGGCATGCCAACTCTCGCATCTTGGAAGCCAAGAATCCGGCGCTGGAGATCCAACATCCTCCAGGGTGCTTGGGTCATATCTGGTGGCATGGGTGAGGGATATTTTACGTCAAGTTGTGAACCGGGGTTGATTTGCACAAGCTGGCCTGGAATCGACGCAAAGGTCTCCATGTCTAGCCCGGTGTTTCCCGTCGAAACCACCATCCCGTTATTTAAGCGAATCGCATTCTCCACAAGGGCTGACAGGAGCTTATCGGCTGCGAGTTGGAGTTGGGCGGTTTGGTGAACAAATCCAGACCCCCAGAACCTATCGAGCGTCGGCTCTAAAACAACGCGAACAATTCCTGTATCGAGCTTCGTCGTGTAGCCTTTAGGATTTGGATTTGGGCCATCATAAAGAATAATCCCATTCGATCCAACAATTCTCCGCCCATTCGGATACTTCGCCTTTACCTTTTGTTGAAGAATCGGGTTCCCTTGGGCATCTTTAATAGGCTTCCCACTAACATCCTTAGATTCCTCATAAGTAGTTTCAGTAGTCGGATCAAGCAAAATGCAATCAAGAACTCTGGCACGAGCTTTTTTATATCCAATCAGCGGCGGGTCGTTAATCCCATCACCACCAGGGTAAAGAGGAGAGGCGAATTTCATAAACTTCCCAGCAGCATCGTGGCCTGAGTCAGCCCCGGCTTTAATCGACATGCGATCTTCGGGTTTTACCAAGGCACCCTTCACCGGGAAGAGTCTACGAATTTCATAGAGATCTAGAGTTGTTTCAAGAATCCTAAACATCCAATCTTCATCATTCTTTGCATCGGGGTCAGGTAGGACTGACCGAGGATCTCGCTCGTTGACGCGAATCTCACCAAGACCCGCAAACGCATCGACATCCCACCAGACTTCGATAAATCCTGTTCCAACGAGCAACGCCCACATGGCGGCATATGTCAACACCATGTCTACATTATTCTTTCGCCAGACCGCATGCAAGGCTCGCTCGGCTTCACGATCTCTCCCGCCCTTTCGCGGGTCACGGGTAATGTAGACTCGGGGAACTGAGTCAGCAAGATCACTCGCTTCAGCGAGAATCAATGTCCGAAGCTCGTTTGCTACAATCGGCGGGCGGAAGGATGGCGTGGATGTCGGCCAATGCTCTCCATAAAAAATATCCAACCATTCCCGATACCGCGTCATCTGTGCTTGACTCTCACGCACACGCCCTGAATCGCTCGCTGCCGACTCAAGCCAGTTCCACAGCGCCGCTTGCTTCGAATCATCGCCGGTCGTTAAAGCAGCTACAACTGCTTTAGTTTCGATAATTGAATCCATTATTACCCCTTAACCGATAATTTCATTGTCAAGATAGAATTGAATTGTATCATACACCGACCCGCATTCAAGGATATCTGCATCATTCTCAACATAAAAGCGAATAATCTCCAGCGCAAACTCATTCACTGAGCAGCCAATTCCCTCGGCAAGGCTCACCAACCGATCTCTATCCTTGATCTCTAAGATCTCCAATGGTAGCTCCTCTTCCAAGAGAAGCGAAGGTTGCTCTGCGACACTCCGGGGACTCAACGTCCACACCGTGTTCATGAATCCACTGTTGAGAATGTCCTTGGCAGACGTAGTAGATGATAGGCTGCGACGTCCGGTCGCACGTTCTGCCGGTCCCGTGGCCTCCGTAGCAGACGTGCTTGTAGTAGACGTTGGACCCAGGCCCCGCCAGCGGACCGGCTTTTTTACATCCTTCGACGGCGCAACTCCAAGCTTCGATGCGATCTCCCATGCTTTTTCTCTCCATTTCGCGGGCATTAACGTACCTCCGCTGTGCGATAGAGTTGATCTTCAGTGAGTGCCCTCATCGCTTCGCACTTTGGGCAGAGAAAAATATAATGCTTTGCCTTGTGCAAGGGATGACGTTCATCGACAAGTTTCATTGGAATCCCGCACACGCCTCGCCAAGATTCCTCATTCTCTGCCATACAGATAGGATTTTTATACTGCTTCATTTGCCCTCCTTCACATCTCCATCCAAGACTTGGTTGCGGAATCTACTCGTTTCTTTAATAGTTTTGAAATTCTCCTCAACGTTGAAGCTTTCTGGTCAAGTGTCTCCACCACGCGAATGGTTGTGGGGATTAAAATCTCGCCCTCGCTCATTTCAATCTTCTTCTTGGCCGGGAAGTAATTCTCTTCCCGACTTCGTAGTGCAATTAAAAATGCAATCACCCGATCATCATGGCCGCTCGTAGCTTCATACTTTCCATTATCCTGGCGAGAGAAATCATGAAGCTCGTCCAAAAGTTTTGCCTCATGTAGCACAACGAGATTGGAATCAATTGCGCGTCTCCCGGCTTCGATGAGTAATGGACGGCTGAAGGAGTTCGTCTCCCAGCCATAAAATCTCGCATTGACCATCTTAATCCTATCTGCTCGCCCGCGCCAGAGGTGGAGGTTCGGGTAGCTAAACGTGCGAATTAAATGGTCAAGACATGCGTGGCCGTGGTTGTTCACCTCAGGTGCAACAATCGCATTGTTATACCATCGACCAAGAGAGTTTAATTGAAAGGCAAGATCTCGTGGCGGGATCGCACCGTGAATGCACGCCACCTGCTCAAGCGTCTCCATGTCGAGCACTTCCGCAGCGCTGGCATCACGATTCTTTCCTTCAAAACCCTCACTCGTATCCGCCCCAATCACATACTTATGATCGGGAATTGGGTTGACCCAAATCCTCACATCCCCGCGAGCGTCGGGAATAAATTTAATAGACTTATCAACCCGCAATTCAACCCTACCCCTGCTCAACGGAGGGCATACGTTGGGCTGCTGTTTCATCAGCGAGATACGGTTGAATGCGGGCTGACCTGTTGAGATAAAAGCTTCTTCAGGACAGGATGGATATTCCTGATGAAAGAGATCCAGCGATCCTCGACACTTCGTCTTAATCGCATATCTCCGCCACGCAAGTTGATCCATCGTGAGCGAGAACGCCTCTACCAAACCTTTTTCTTCATCATCCATCTCGCTTTCTCTCACGAGTGGATAATGCACACTAGAGCCGATATACTTTGGCATGGCAAACCAAGGGATGAAGATGGGAATCAGCATGGACTCCCCTGCAACCGCTCGCTGCCATTCGTTGTAGAACATTTCCCCGTGGCCAACCTTCCCATTGGCCGTAGATTCTAACACCCACATCGTGTCGGCGATATCAGGAAGTCCTTGGAATAATCCAGTCAACACTTCCTGATGCGACCAGAACGCGACTTCACTCGCATGGACACAAGAAGGCGTGGTGCCTCTGCCCTTCGCAGAGACACCAGCCGAGATGACCCTGAAGATCGACTGCGCGGAGGGGAAGGGAAAGGTGATTTCTTTGATTCGCGGCTCGCGGAGCGCGGGCATCGGCAGATATTTGAGGAACAACTTCGCCATACTAAACAGCGCATGCGATGTATCAAGGTCTTGTGCCAGGACGAGAGAGTTCGTCCCAGGGGAAGAGATCGTGCGGGTAAAGGTGAGCGCCTCGAAAAAAGTGCTCGTATATGTTTGCCGCCCTTTTAAGACAATAAACCAGAGTCTCTCATTCGCATCGAGGCGTGGGGCCACTTGTCTCCAGATTAGCTCTTGCGAATCTGAAAACTTCATTGGAACAATCTGCCCGGCCTCGTTACGAATGCGGAGCGATTCCATTACTTTACGAAATCGTGCTGAGCGAGAGCTATCCATTCACCCTTCTTGCTGAGCGAAGGCGATTCTCGACACTCGCCAGTTGCTCATCACTCATCAATGAAACCTTAGTTGGGGAGAGAGCATGTTCGAAATTATCCACACGTTCATTAGCTTTCTTGAGTCCCTCAACCAAGGCAAGGATATCCTTCCGCATGACCTGCCAGGGCTTGAATGCGTACCTCCATAGCACATACCCTACCATGATTGCGGTGAGGCCCCAAACTCCTGTCATTAATCCAAGCCAAAATTCGTACATGTGCCCTCGCTTTCGCTACTTTGGTGGAGCACTAAAGCTAATCTCGCAGTTATCTTTCACTGTCATGCCTGAAGGAATTCCCTTATCAATA